CCAGCCATTGCTTCTAATGCACATAAACAAAAAGTTTCGTGAGAATAAAGATTTGGATAAAACCATACATCACTTTTACATAATTCTTTTGCTAAATCTGATTGTTTCAATTTTCCTTTAAATTTAATATGTTCTCCAGCATTATTTATTAAATCTAATATTGTGGGATTTTTTATTTTATGGAAATAAATATCCAATGTTGCGTCTGGAAACATTTCTAATATTTTTGGAAACATTTTTAATAAAATTATTAATCCTCTATCCGGATCAGAACAATAAATAAATCTATTTTTAATCTTTTTACTAAAATCTACATTAAAATTTTTTGATTCAAAACCATTAGGTATAATTTGAACATAATTAGTTGGAACTTTTACAAAATTACAAAAATAATGCTTATGCCAATCTGATACACAAACAATTTTATTAAAATTACTAATAAGATTATGAAACATTGGCGAACCACAATCAATTAAACTCTTATCTTTCCAATAATTATGAACTCTCGCATCATGTAATAAGTAATATACCTTTTTTGCTAAACACCGAAATTCTAAAAAAAAATGAATAAAACGTGACACAATTAAAATATCAATTGGATATAAATTTTGAAATTGAGTGTATTTCGATATATGTTGATAACGAACACCATTATGTATAATCTCTTCTTTACACACACAAAAAATAAAAACTGTATAATATTTAGTAAATTGCTCACATAATTTTATAGCAGAAATTTCACTACCATATACGTTTCTTTCTTGATAATTTTTACCATTGAATGGGTCAGAATATCCCGCATAATAACATAATATTGGTTTTATATGTGTGGTTGTTTTAACATTTTTAGATAACAAAGTTACATTATTTGTTTTAATTTCTTTCAATGGTAATAGATTGAATAGATGCATTCGTAAATACATATCATCTTTTATGTTTAGTGCCTTTTGTAAATATTCTATTTGCTTTTTTTTGCTTTTAAGATCTTTGTATATCACAACTAAATTTTTATATGCATCAAATGTAGGAGTAATTGATGCTGCTTTAAGAAAATATCCAACAGCATTTTCATAATTTTTTTTATGATACCAGATAACACCAAGGTTAAAATAATTTTGATGTCTTGTTATACCTGAATTTAACAAAATAGAATAATATATCAATGCTTGTTCATAATTCTTCTCATCATAAAATTTATCTGCTTTTTTATTTTTAAATTCGATTTCAAAATCTATTACATGTTTATTACAAAAAATTTTCTTCTTTTGTAAATTAAAATTATCAGGCTTTCCAAATATTTGAAATTTTAACATTTTTAAATTCCAATTATCTTCATTTCCAAAAGATTCTAATGTTTTACTATATTTTTTTGCTTTTTCTTTGAAAATTATACTTTCTTCCTTCTCTTTTTTAAATCTTCTACTTGCACTTTCAGGATTTACAGCATTATAACAATAAATATAACTATTTGATGTTGCTACAACATTCAATTTATCCTCAAAATAATTTTCACATAATGATAAGAAAGCAATATAATCATCATATAAAGTACACTCTTCATCATATGTGATTTTAATATCTGTATCAAATATTTTACGACTACAAAATATAATTCTAGCAGGAGTTTTACATATGTGAATTGGATTATTTAATGGATTTTTTACTTTTATTGAATTCCACCAATTTTGCTCGTCATCAAAGTTAGAATATAACCTAAATTTACCTTTCAAATCAACACATCTAATTTCTTTTTTTATAAATGATACATAATCGTTGATCATTAAATGTAATATATCAACATTTGAGTCAATTGCTTTTACCAGTTGTTGAAAAGCACAAGGATAAAATAAATCATCGCCATCGATTGTAAATAAATGTGAATATTGAGTGTATTTTTCAAATATGTTTAAAACACTATTATGTCCTTTACCCGGACTACCATTACTTTCAGTTTCAATTACTTCATACTCATTTCCATATAATTCTTTGACTTGTTCATAGTATCCTTCTTTCAGAGTGTTGACAATAATTTTAGTATCATATTCTATATTAATTTTATATTGATTTTTCACAGATTCTATAACCCTTTTTAATAATTCTATATCATATGATGTAAGTATAGTCACTAAAATTCTCATTTTATATATAAAAATTTAATTTTTATATTTTTTTTACACAGTTAAACTTTAAATAGTAATTATATATATATATTTTAATGAGTTTGGATTATCCAATTTTGGAGGAGGAAAAGACAATATTAACTAAACATAATCATAATAGAGAGGATAATTATTATTGGATACAAGAAAAAAACAAACGGCGTAAAGTAATTAAACATTTAAAAAAAGAAAATGAATTTAGTGATAATCTTATGAAAGGAACAAAAACGTTACAGAAACAATTATTTAATGAATTTAAATCACGAACCAAAGAAGATTATACATCAATACCAAGTTATTACAAAGGATTTTTTTATTATAGTAATATTAAAAAAGGTGAAGATTATAAAAAATATTATAGAAAAAAAACATTAAAAAGTAAACCAGAACTCTTTCTTGATTGTATGAAATTATCAAAAAATAAAGAATTTTTTGAATTAGGACATTATGAAATATCCCATGACAATAAAAGTTTATTATACTGCGTTGATACGGATGGTAATGAAAAATATGAATTATATCTTAAAAATATTAAAACTGGTAAAATTCAAAGAGAATTGAAAAAAGAAATTGAAGCCGATTTTGTATGGAAAAATTTGAATGAATTTTATTATGTAACAGCAGATGATTCTAAAAGACCATCACGTATTTGGAAACATACTATTGGAACTGATGAAAAAAATGATGTTCTAATTTATGAAGAATCTGATGTCTTATATACAGTTGATCTTAATGAAACCAATGATGAAAAATATATATTAATCTCAATCGTTTCAACTACAACATCTGAATACTATTATATTGATGATGATGATAAAATTAAATTAATACAAAAAAGAGTAAAAAATCATATGTATTCAGTTGAACATAATGACGGATATTTTTATATGCTTACCAATAAAGATAAATCTACTAATTTTAAAATTACAAAAACTAAAGTAAATCAAACAAAAAAAAGTAAATGGGTTGATTTTATCCCATATAATAAAAATACATATATTACTGAAATGACAATATTTAAAGATTATTTAGTACTTGATTGTAAAGTAAACGGTCAATACATAATAAAAGTTATTACTTTAAGTAATAAAAGTATTAAAGTCATAAAATACGAAAATGTTTATAACATTGCTGTAGAAGAAAATTTAAATTTAGATTTTGAATCAAATAAATTAAGATATTCATATTCGTCTTTAATCTCTCCTAAAAGGTTTTATGAATACAATATGAATACCACTGATGAAAAAGTACTTAGAAAAATTAGTTATAAAAATTATAACTCAAAATTATATGAAAGCAAACGATTATTAGTTGATGAAAAAATTTGGTTATATATGTCAATTGTATATAAAAAAAGTGAATTTAAAAAAGATGGTACAAATAAAGGACATCTATATGCTTATGGTTCATATGGTTATGATGTAGATGTAGATTATGATAAATATATTATTAGTTTACTTGATAGAGGTTATGTGTATGCCATTGCACATGTCAGAGGAAGTAGTTATTTAGGAAAAAATTGGTATGAATCCGGTAAATTGATGAAAAAGAAAAATACTTTCAATGATTTTATAAAATGTAGTCAATTTTTGATTAAAAATAATTATGTTTCTGCTGATGGATTATCAATTTCTGGTGGAAGTGCTGGTGGATTGCTTATTGGAAATGTTGTAAATAAAAAACCTTCTTTATATAAAAGTGCTATTCTAGATGTTCCTTTTGTAGATTGTTTAACAACTATGTTAGATTCGTCATTACCATTAACAACAGGTGAATATTTAGAATGGGGAAATCCTGAAAAATCTAAGACCGTATATAAATACATGTTATCATATTCCCCTATCGATAATATTAAAGACCAAAAATATCCAAATATTTTAATAACTACCGGTATTAACGATACTCGGGTTGCTTTTTGGGAGCCGGTAAAATATTGTGCAAAAATGAGAAAAGTTGTATCATCATTCAAAAAAGATGATAGAGACATAATGATGAAAATTGATTTAAATGCAGGTCATGGTGGAGCAAGTGGTAGATATCAGTATATGAAAGATGAAGCATTTAAGTATGCTTTTTTAATAAAATACACTTAAAAAAGAAGTAAAGATAAAATATATATATTTATTATATTTATTTAAAATATATACACAATCATGTCTTCTATGGCAAACCGATTTTATAATAAATTTGTAAATCAACGTAATATTTTAAGAAATCTTACGTATTCCAAAATTAGAGAATTAGAAATTAACTCTAAATTTGGTAGATTTACAAATAATGGAACTTATTGTGTTCTTACTGGAAAATTCACGGGCAGATCGCCAAAAGATAAGTATATTATAGATGATGCCGAAACACGTGATAAGGTGTGGTGGGGAAATATTAACCATCCGATTTCAAATACAAAATTTAATACCCTTTTAAAAGATGTAGAAAAACATTATGAAACATTAGATAATATTTATATTTATGATGGATTTTGTGGCGCAGATAATAAAACTAGAAAAAAAGTAAGATTTTTTACAGAAAATTGTTGGCAACATCATTTTGTAAAGAATATGTTTATTGAACCTCAAAAAGATGAATTAATAAATTTTGAACCAGATTTTACGTTGATTAACGCATGTAGTATAGTTGATAAAAAATACAAAGAGGATAAAATGAATTCTGAAAATTTTGTTATGTTAAATGTGACTGAATCTCTCGGTATTATTGGTGGAACTGCTTACACTGGGGAAATGAAAAAAGGCATTTTCTCGTTGATGCATTATTGGCTTCCGCAAAAAGGTATACTTACTATGCATTGCAGTGCTAATAAAGGTTTTAACGGAGATACGGCGTTATTTTTCGGTTTATCGGGCACTGGAAAATGTAACGGGAAAAATACACCGATACTAATGTATGATGGAATAATTAAAATGGTTCAGGATATTAAAGAAGGAGAATTATTGATGGGAATTGATTCAAAACCAAGAAAAGTATTAGGATTAGGAAGAGGTGAAGATGAAATGTATGAAATATCAAATATTAAGGGGGATATATATACTGCTAATAGTGAACATATTTTATGTTTAAAACATAATAGAACTCCATATATCAGAGATAGAAAAGATCGTTCATCTTATATACTTCAATGGTTTAATACAAACACATACAAAACAAATACATTAACAATGTCATATAAAAATCAAAATAAAGAAATAGTTTATGAAGAATTAGAAAAATTATTAGAAGAAAAGAAAAAATTATCTAAATATTTTACAATAACGGTCAAAGATTATTTAAAAGTTTCAAAAGGATATTTAAAAAATTTCGTTGGTTATAAAGTTGGTGTTGAATTTCCAGAAAAAAAGATTGATATTGATCCATATCTTATTGGTATTTGGTTAGGAGATGGCACTTCAATGGAACCAGAAATAACTACACAGGATTCAAGAATATTACATTATTTATTTGTGAATTTAAAAAAATATAATTGTTATTTAAAACATAAAGAAAAATATAAATATAGAATTAATTCATTGAAAAAAAAAACGAAATGGACAGAGAGAACTAATTTTTTTAAAAATTCTTTAAGAAAATACAATATATTAGGAAATAAACATATTCCACATATTTACAAATGTAATTCAAGAGAAAATCGATTAAAATTATTAGCAGGATTAATTGATAGCGATGGTTATTATGACAAAAAAGGAAAATGTTATGAAATTACCCAAAAAAATAGTAAATTAAGTGAAGATATTGTATATTTATGTAGAAGTTTAGGATTTGCTTGTTACTCTAAAAAATGTAAAAAAAGTTGTATGTACAAAGGGGAAAAAAGAGAAGGTGAATATAATAGAATACATATATCTGGTAATGGATTAGAAGAAATTCCTGTATTATGTATAAGAAAAGAAGCTGAAGTTAGAACACAAATCAAAGATGCTTTATGTTCTCAAATATCAGTAAAATCCATTGGTAGAGATAAATATTATGGATTTGAATTAGATGGAAATCATAAATATTTACTTGGTAATTTCATTGTTACACATAATACAACGCTTTCTGCCGACCCTGAACGACTATTAATCGGTGATGATGAACATGGTTGGTCAGACGATGGAATCTTCAATCTCGAGGGAGGATGCTATGCGAAGACAATTAAATTAACCGAGGAAAATGAACCTGATATTTTCAGAGCAATTAGACCAAATGCTTTATTGGAAAATATCTCTTTTAAAGAAGGTTCGAATGAACCAGATTACGATGATATTTCTATTACTCAAAATGGACGTGTGTCTTATCCTATTGATCACATTGATAACATTGAACCTACTATGACCGGGACTCACCCTAAAAGTATTGTATTTTTGACTTGTGATGCTTTGGGTGTATTACCAATTGTTTCAAAATTAACCAAGGAACAGGCTATGTATCATTTCTTATCTGGATATACCTCGAAAGTTGCTGGAACGGAGATAGGTATAAAAGAACCAATTGCAACCTTTAGTGCAGGTTACGGCGAGGCATTTTTAACTTTACCTCCGATTAGATATGCTGAATTATTAAAAGAGAAAATGGAGAAACATAATGCTAATGTATACTTAGTTAACACTGGATGGGTAAAAGGAAAATACAGTATTGGAGAACGTGTTAAATTAAGTATTAGTCGAAAATGTATCTCTGCGATTTTAGATGGAACTATCGATAATAATGGATATACAAATAATAATCTATTTAATTTATCAATTCCAAATAAAATAGATGGCATTGATGAAAATTTAATGAATCCAATGGATTCATGGGAAGATAAAGAAGATTATGTAAAAGTTGCGACTGATTTGAAACAAAAATTTGAACAAAATTTAAAAGATAAGAATATTGTATTATAATTTATTTTATTTTAGTATAAATATAATATAAGAATTATTATATAGTATATGAATAATAAAGAAGAACAGAAAGAAGAAATGATAACATTAACGGAAGCAGCAGCAATAGCAGGAGTCTCAACTGGAATTTTTGCTTTATATGTTCAATTTTCCCCAAAAATGGGAAATGTTTGGATAAGAAAGGATGATGAAGGAGAAGATGTATTTGTTCCGAAGAATTTATTAAATTTAATGGTAGAACCTTTTACTAATAAACAATTTTGGTACCCTCAGAATCTCGATATGAATTGGTTGTTTTTAACCGCATCTGCTTTAGGTTTATATACTGGAGCCAAAGCGGTAAAAAATAATATAAGTAAATAATTTAAAAATATTAAACTTTATTATTATATGTTAAAAGGTAATAATATATAATAATGAATGACGAAAAAAAATCTTTGAATTTAAATAAAATATTTTTTGCAGGAGGGACAGCATTATCAACTTCTTTTGCTTTGACACATCCATTGGACACGATGCGGGTTCATATACAATCATCGAGTAAAAACAAATTTAGATTAAGTAACTTTAAAAATTTTTACAGATTTTCTTCACGGGGATTTTTTCCTTCAGTTTTAATATCCTTCCCTCAAGGAGCGATTAGATTAGGAACATATGAATATTCAAAGGAACATCTTTCTGGATATCTACCTTTAATTATTAACAGTGCAACTTGTGCAGTTTTAGGCGATTTATCTTCATCGGTTGTTAAAATACCAAAGGAACTGATTACGCAGAAGATTCAAACAGGGCAATATGATAATACACGTCAAGTATTAAAAGAAGTCTTTATGAAAAAGAATTTCCTAAGTTTGTACCGAGGAACTGCGTCAACTGTAATGCGTGACGTTCCATTCATGGTCAGTTTATTTTCCAGTTATGATTTTATAAAATATCAAAAATCTCAAAGAGAACAAGGAGGTAGAAAAATGACTACGACAGAATTTACTTTAATGGGAGGGCTTTCAGGTGGCTGGGCTGGCTTTCTGACAACACCGTGTGATGTTATCAAGACTAGGATAATGACCAGTAAAAATCCGAATCAAAATATAACAAATTCGATGATAGAATTGTTACAAGAAAATGGATTTAAATCGTTATTTCGAGGTGCTGGTTATCGTACTACATGGTGGTTCAGCGTATGTTCTATATTCTTTCCAATATATGAAACTTTAAAAAATTATTGATATAGTTGATTTCTATAAGTTTTAATTTTTTGCATAGAATACTTAATTTTACATTCGTGAAGGAAACTAATCAAGTTATTATAGTTGATATGTCCAATCATAACATCTTCTCTTTCCAGAGGAGATTTTTTCTTAATTTTAAAAAGATCTCTAGAATTTAGATAATCGAAATTAGGATCAACTGTTAATTTTAATAAAGTATTATCAATTTCTTGTATAATATTTTCAATAGAACCATATTTATTAATATATTTCAGAGCACTAATTGGACCAATTCCGTGAATTTTCGTAGTATAATCACATCCACATAGGATACAAACATCAACAAATTTATCGTAAGATAAATTAAGTTCTTCTAAAATAATTGGTAATGTATATACTTTGACTGTGTTGTCTCTATAATTATAATTTTTTAACAATTTAGTACAACCATGAGTTAAGAAATCCATATCTTCGGACATACATGCATCTACGATATTATTTATTTGCAATTCAGCACATAAAATATCAGCTTCTGAATCCGCAACAATATATTTTACTCCGAGTAAATTAAATAAATTTTTACAATTATTTATATCATTCGGTGAAATGGATATAATATTTTTAATTTTTTTCTTTAATTTTAGTTTTTTAGTTTTGATAGTTTCTTCTAATTCAGTTAAAGTATTTGACAATTCAGTTTCTTTTTCCTTATCTGCCGCAAAAAGTTTATTCATAGATAGTTCTTTTTTTGTTTTATCATATAGTTTATCTTGTTCTATAATTTGAGTTTCTAATGTAGTGATATCATTTTTATTTTTATTTCTGATATTTTTTCTTTTTTTTAATGTCTCATTTTTTTGTTTTGGTGGAGCTCCATCTAGAATGTATATAGGTGTGATTTTGAATTTCCAAAACATCATAACTTGATCAATAAACTTCCGAAGAAAGTTTCCATTATCGTATTTAAATTTGTATAAATAGTTACTAGTATCTATAGCAATAATTTGATTTGAAAAATTTTCCAAACTTTCAATTTGGATTCCGTTTTTAACATGTTTTTTTAACAATGTATTAAGATTTTTAATTCCCATACTATTTCTTATTATAGTAATAATACTACTTAAGACTTTAATTTTATATATTTTAATAAAAATCAATTTTATAAAATATATAAAAAAATATTAAAATTGATTATCATAAAGTAAATCATTACATGTAAAAATATTATATCAATAAAAATTATAAATTATGGAAACTTATCCAAGTTTAGAAATTCTAAATTTAAAAACAACATTAGTTTTATTAGGTGAAGCTGCTGTAGGTAAAACAAGTATTGTTAGAAGAATGACCAAAGGAACATTTGATAATTATTCGGAATCAACTATTGGAGCAGCATTTAATTCTTATGCTAGAAAATATGGTAACCGTATAGTAAAATTTGAAATTTGGGATACTGCTGGTCAAGAAAGATATAGGAGTATAACGCCATTATATTATAGAAATGCTACTTCTGCTTTTTTAGTATATGATATAACTTCCAAAGACAGTTTTGAGATTGCAAAAACTTATTTAAGGGAATTGAAAAGTTATAATACAATTGTCCCAGTTATTATTTTGGTAGGTAATAAATGTGATTTAGAACATAGAAGAAAAGTTACTAGAAAAGAAGGTAAAAAATTTGCCAAGGAGAATGATATCTTTTTTTGTGAAGTTTCTGCTAAAACTTCAGTAAATACTGAGCATATATTTGAATTGGTTGCGAAAAACATTCCAGAAAATATTCAAGAAAGAAATGAATTAGAATTATCTTCGGATGATATGGATAATAAATGTTGTATTATTTTGTAAAATGGAATATAAAATTGATATTTTTGGATATTAATTCAATTAATATGAAATATTGCAAATATTGCAAAATGGAATATAAATTGTATGAACTTCATACAATAACAAATAAGCATTTTATTAAAAAAATTACTACAAAGAAAGTTCGATTTGCTGATACAAATAAAATTCTTACATATGAATTGTCAGATAAGGAAAGGCAAGATAAAATAGACAATTACAATTTAATCAAAAAAATGGTTAGATATAATCGCAAAAAGAGAAGAAATGAACGTAAAAGTAGAAAGAGGAAGAGGAATTTTTAAATTTTATATAAATCAAGTCCTATATTTAATAGATTTAATTTTGATTTCTAAAAATAATATCTCCATTAAATTTAATAATGCCGTTTGCTAGTATTAAGGAAGTTTATGGTGATGATTTTGTTGTAACAACACAACAACAACAACCTTTTATATATAAGAGTATGTTAAATAATAATGAGAAATATTCACCAGAAAGTATTAATGAAGAAGTTGAAAATTTTGTGTCTGAATATAGTGATAAATTAGAAAATTATGAAGATTTAGAAAATTTATATGAAGAAGATTTTGAAGAGGATAAAGTTATAGAAGGTTTTGGTAATGAAACAAACACTGATAGTGATTGTGGTCATTTAATTGAACATTTAGCTCAATGTCCAAAATGTAGATTATATTTAGAGAAGCATTTTGGTGGTCAAGGAAATGCTCAAAAATATATAAATAAAAAACGAGAAGATCAATTATTAGATATAGCAATATATGTTGCAACTGGAATTTTTATTTTATTTCTTTTAGATATATTTGTTAGATTAGGTAAATTTGTTAGTTAATTTCCAAATTTATATTAAAAATAATTAATTATAGTTAATAAAAGTATTTTTATATAACTATAATTATGAATTATAGACTGTTATACATAGGAATTGAATTATTTGTATTTATTTATATCTATTTTTTGTATTATGAATATCACGAAATTTTTACACATTTATGTGTAATAAATATGTTAAAAGTTGATGGGATTTTATTTTCATGTGGATTTATATTTAGATATTTTCAAATATCTAGGAAAAATCCTTTTTATAATGATACATCCAGTTATCGTATAATTTATTATATGATAATTATATGTTTTTGTTATACATTTAATATAGTTTTATGGTTTTTGTATCCAGTTATAATAAATGTAATATATTTAATATTTATTTTTCCAGAAATTGTAAATTATATGATGAAAACGGATGAATTCAAAATTATTAAGGATTTTTTAGATTTACATTTAGAAATATTATTTCAGGATTTAATATGTAAATATATTGCTAAAATTATCAATTTAATATCAGTAAATAATTTGAATATTAATCCTAAAGTAGATTTTCTAGAAATTAGACCATATTTATCATTTACGTTAAAAAATAAAACAATTTTTTTTAATTTTATAAATACATTTTTGTTAGTTTCTTATTTAAATTATTTGGAAAGTAGTGGTTATTTAGTTAGTACTAAATTATTAAAGCGATATTTTGGAATTAAATCAAAAAATAGTAATAAAAACAATATTTATGATAAAGAATCTATTACAAAACGGAATAAAAGAAAGAATTATATAATTGGGTTATTACAAAATCGCGAATGGGATGATTTATTTGAACCTTATGCATTATATTCATTTATAAAAATATATGCCGAAAATACACAGGAAACTGTTTTGGGAAAATATTTGAAAATAATTTTGTCAAAACTACGAAATGCATTTAGGCGAGCCTTATGTCTTTGTTCTTTTGGTATTATTTATAGATATGGATTTTTATCTCCTATAATATCTACCATATTTATCCGAAAATATAAATCATATGGAAATTGTTATATTGTATTTACAATATTATCGCCAATTATTTTTTATATTACCGATGTAGGATATATATTTTCTAGTTTTATTACAGAATTGTTACCATTAATATTATTTAATAAAATTGGTAAAGATTGTATTAAAGATATTTCTAAATTTATAACAAAAATAGTCCAAATATATATAATAGATTGTATTATTGAATGGGATGTTTTAATAATATCTTCATTATTTGCCTTAATTTCAAGTGTTTCTGTTAATAAATATGCTTTAGTTTTTATCTTATTATCAACTACAATAATGAATTTTGTAACGAAGATAAATTTATCTAGAATAATGATAACGATTACATCAATAATATGTTTTGGATACTTATCCTCGCATAATGTATTTCATTGTTTAAGTTTTCCAATTATTATAACAATTTATTTTAATATTTTTATAATTAAAATAAAAAGCAAAAAATTTAAAAAAGAAGATTTAACTAAATCTTTTGTTGCTACATATCATGATAAAAAACAATTAATTAGTAAATATTTTTGAAATTATTTTACTTGGATATGGACTACTGCACAAAAAATTTCTTGACTATTTTGTTCTGTTCCCTTTACTTGAATTTCATATTTTCCAGGAATAATTTGATCTGGTACTTTTTTAGATGTAGTAATAGTTAAGGGTCCTTTTAATAGAGGACATTTTAATTCAGAACAAATTTGAATTGTTCCTTGATATACTGGAAATCTTCCAATTAAAACTTTATAGTTAATTTCACCACTTGTAACATCTTCATCCAAATTTCCGCTAATTTTTAAATTGATAGTATCACCTTTTGATATTATTTCTGGTGTATAAGAAATATCTAAGTTATGAATATGATCAGATGGAGTTCCACAATTTTCCCAATTATTTAATTTATTTATTTTATTTATTTGTATTTCAGAATTAGAATTAGATATAATAAATGTGAAAAGAAATAATAGTATTTTATACATGGTTTATGATAATTATTATTAATACTAAATCTTTATATAAAGATTTAGTAATATATATTAAATATATTAAATATATTAAAATATTAAAATGGAAATACTTAGTATTATTTGTTTAGGTATATTAGGCACAATTGTTGTACTTGCGGGAATTGGTTATTGTATTCTATATTCACGAGGTCATAGAAATATCTATCATCCGCTTTATTCATACCATGTTGTATGGTAAATATTTATTTATTTTATTAATTTATTTTTAATTTTAGTAATTAAAATTAAAAATAATCTAAAAATTTATGTAATAATTTAATTATTTAACATTTACAATTTTTTCCACATTTACAATTTTTTCCACATGGACAATTTTTTCTTTTACAGGAACCGCCTCTTTTTATACATTTACAATTTTTTCCACATTTACAATTTTTTCCACAAGGACAATTTTTTCTTTTACAGGAACCAGCTGCTTGTGGTACCATTACTGGTTGTGGTACCATTACTGGTTGTGGTACTGGTGCTACTACTGGAACTTGTTGAGCTTGTGCTACAATTGGGGTTGCTACTTGCATAGCAGTTTGAGCAGCTGCTGCAAGTGCAGGATTAGTTGCCATTGCTTGTTGAGCTTGTTGTTGAACTGCTTGCATTGCTTGTTGTTGAACTGCTTGTTTAGCTTGTTGAGCAGCAGCCATTAATGCTGGATTTTTTGCTGCTGATGCTGCTGCTGCTGTTGCTACTTTTGCTGCTTTTGCTGCCATCTTTTTAAAGAAACTACTTCCTCTTTGAACAACGATTTTTTTACCATTTTCTTTATAATAAAATTTTCCCCCTTTTGTTACAAAAATATTAACATTTTTTCTTCCATTTCTTACTTTCAAACCATTTCCACCTTTTTGCATAAGAACATATGCTGGGCCAACTGTTCTAGCTCCTCCTGCTTGTACTGCGACTGGTGCTGGTGTATATACTGGTGGTGCTACTGCTGGTGGTGCATATACTGGTGGTGCATATACTGGTGGTGCTACTGCTGGTGGTGCATATACTGGTGGTGGTGCATATACTGGTGGTGGTGCATATACTGGTGGTGCTACTGCGGCTGGTGGTGGTGCATATACTACTTGTGGTCGTGGTGGTGCAACTACTGCTGGTGCTACTGCGGCTGGTGCTAATGCGCTGTTTAGCATTTCTGTTCCTACTTGCTCAGCCATTGCTTTTCCTTGGGTTTTTATAAAATTTTTTGCCATAGGCATAGCTTTTTTAGCAAGACCTTTAAATAAAGCACCAAGTCCAGCTCCGTCTTGTTTAATATATACTTTTTTATTATTTTGTTTATAATAGAATTTGCCTGTTTTGGTTGTAAATACTTTTCTATATTTTCCATTAATTCTGACAGAAATACCTTGTCCGCCAAATTGTTCACTCATTTGAAGATACATAGAACCCCCAACCATACTGGTTAAAGCACTTCCTACACTTTTGATACCTTGCATTGCAGAACTTATTGGCATACTTTGTCCTACAGCCGAAATTGTACTTCCTACAGTATTAACTGCTGATTTTGCTGTATTTTTGACAGCGGCAAATCCTTTTACTGCTTTAGATTTTAGATTTCCTAAAAATCCAGCCCCATTTTGTAAATAAACTTTTTTATTTTTACGAACAATATACATACCTCCTTGTTGTCCTTTATAAACTTTATAGTTTTTACCATTATGGTTTACTGATATAGATTGAATAGCCATTTGTTTTATTATATTAATTATAAAAGATTTTTTTTTATATTTTAAATTAGAAACTTTTATTCATAAAATTTTTATATTTACCAATTCTTAAATTTTCTTGTTTCTTTTTTTCTTTTAATTTTTGTTTAAATTTTTTGAATTTTCCGTATTTATGTTCAAATTCATTTTTATGTTTTAAATGTAAAGATTCGCACATTTTCATCTCATCATATACTTGACGTTGTAAATGACCTGGTATTTGTCTCATATTTTTTAATTCATTTTTTCTTGCTTTAATTATATTTACGTGTGTAAATAAATCTTGTTGTCCTTTTGAATAATAATATTGACATAATTTAAAATTTTGTTCAAATTTTTCAAAATTTAAATCATGATAAGTAGTATTTTGTGGTTGTTGATTTTCGTCTTTTATTTCATTTTTTTCATTCAAATTATGATGAGAATTAAATTGTCTTGTTATTGTATCAATTTCAATCATCATATTTTTATAAGATGTTTTATCATTTTTTTGTATTTTATATTTTTTAAAAATATTTGAAATACTTTGTTCTAATTCAATAATATTTTTATCATAAACTAAACCAGGTTGATTTAAATTTGGATAAAGACTATCACTTTGATTTTGTTCTACCACTGACATTTCTTGTAGCGGAGCACTAGGATAGTAAAATTTTTCTGCCATTTTTGATTACTTTTAATATAATATATCAATTTTTATTTTAATTTTTGTATTTATCCTATATGTAATTATAAAATTAACGGTTTATATATAAAAATAAAAATAATAAGTAAGTTTATAACTTAATCTAAAAATGTTAAATCAAAATAAAAAAAAGATTTTACTATTAAATAAAATTTCAAGTGTAGCTGCTAATATTTTACGAAATAAAGGATATGACGTAGAAGAAATAAATCAACTAACACATGATGAATTAAAAGAAAAAATAAAGGATATAAATGTAATTGGTATTAGAAGTAAAACTAGTTTAACAAAGGATATTTTAGAAAATGGTAAAAATTTAATAGCAATCGGTCATTTTTGTATAGGAACTGATCAAACAGATTTAGATTGTGCTAATAGACTTGGAATTCCAGTATTTAATTCCCCATTTGAAAATACTAGAAGTGTAGCTGAATTAGTTATTGGTTACATGATTATGTTATCAAGAAAAGTTGGAGATAAAAATAATGAAATGCATAATGGTATTTGGAATAAAACTTCAAAAAATTGTTATGAATTAAGGGAAAAAACTTTAGGTATTGTTGGTTATGGTTCAATTGGTACTCAATTGTCTCAATTAGCTAGTAATATGGGTATGAATGTAATATTTTATGATATTATACCTAAATTGAGATATAATAATGCTAAAAGAATTGAATCATTTAATAAATTACTTAGAAAATCTGATTTTGTAACATTTCACGTCCCTTTAACGAATTATACAAAAAATATGATTAATAAGGATAATATAATGATGATGAAAAAGGGATCATATTTGATTAATGCTTCTCGTGGTAAGGTTATTGATATAGAAGTTGTGTCTAAAGCATTAAAAGATGGACATTTAGCCGGAGCGGCTTTTGATGTTTATCCAGAAGAACCGAAAAAAAATACAAATAGTTATATAAATTGTTTACAAAATTGTCCTAATACTGTATTAACTCCTCATATGGGAGGATCAACTGAAGAAGCTCAAATAGGCATTGGAACAGATGTAGCAAATAAAATAATTAATTATATTGAATGTGGTACATCATTAGGTTCAGTTAATTTTCCAGAAATTGATTTACCAGTATCGGGACGAACTAGATTTATTAATATTCATAAAAATGAACCAGGTTCTTTACAATTAATAAATGATATTTTAAAAGATATAAATATAAGTAATCAAGTTTTATCAACACAGAAAGAGATTGGTGTAACAATTATTGAATTAGATTCAAATATGGACAAGGAATTATTGGGTAAAATTCAATTGTTAGATTGTTCAATATCAACAAGAATATTATAAATATTTACCAAACTTCACATCTTTCATTAGTTAACGATTTGCCCATTTTAGATGTATTAGAACATTGAAACGCATTAGCAAATTCCGGCATATTAGATACTACACCATTAACTCTAAATTTATTAGGCGAATGTTCATTTTTAAAACTATTTGATTGAATAGCATAATTTATTGTCTGTTTTTCACACCAAACTTGAGCAAAATAAATGAAAAATAATTTATCATTAGAATATCCAGGTAAAATATCTTCTTTTTGGACATATTTTGTTTCATATTCTTTATATGAATTAAATGCTAAATTAACTCCTCCTAAATCTGCTATGTTTTCTCCAAGTGTATGTTCGCCATTTACGTTCATTTTGATATCACAATTTTTATCATTTGGAAACATTTCACAAAATGTATATTCATTATATTGATCTACTAAACATTGAGTATGTTCAGTAAATTCAGTTTCTGATTTATTAGTCCACCAATTATTATAAGAACCATTTTTACCAAACATTCTACCATTATTATCAAATCCATGTGTAATTTCATGCCCAATTACTGAACCATAAGCAGCTAAATTTAAAATAAAGGGGAGATTTGGTGAAAATATAGGCTTTCTCATAAGACCCGAATATAAATTTATTGAATTTTGAGTAGGATTATATGCAGCATTTAATATCATATCATTGTTCATTTCATTTCTATCAATTGTTTCTTCAATTTTTGATATCATCAAAGAATTTTGAAATTTATTAATGTGAATAAAATTTTCAAAAAAATCATTTGTTAATTTTATATCACTATAATTTAACCATTTATTTACATATGCTATATTTTTTTGAATATAAGCCCATTTATTTATTGCTTCTTCTCTAGTTTGTTCATCTAACCATCTAACATCTTTTAAACGAATTCCCATATGTTTATAAATTGTATCAACAAGTTCTTCAGCAAAAATTTTATCACGGGGTGGAAATGTTTCAATAATAAATTTATGTGAAAAATAGTCTGAAAATTCATTTATTGTTAATTCCAAACAATAATTCTTATTTCCAAATTGATTTGATATAAATGGAAATTGTATGAAAATATTTAATATTAAATAACTTTTTAAAGTTTCTATATCAGTATTTATTAAAATTTTATTCATATTTGTAAAATATTCTAATCCTATTATATTTAATTTTTCAATATTTTTAATATTACCATTAACATTTGTAGCAAATGTATTTAAAAATTCAGTAATTGGAATATTTGTTATATTTTTAAAACTTGATACAGTCATTCTTTCCGTATCATTTATAATTTCTTCAATAGTGTTATATGATTTAGAAATTTTTTCTAAATTATCATTTAATAAAATAACATTCTCAATTATTTTTCCAGAAAAACTTAATTCTAAAAGCAATTTGGTAATTGTAAAAGAATCTAAAAATACTTCTTGTGGTAATAAATATAACATATATTGATCTTCGTAATGAAAATCACCCATTATATTAGAACTAAAAAGTATATAGTTTTCCATTTGTGATTGTCTTAAATCACCTAATTTTTGTAAAAATAAATTTATATCAGTTATACTATTAATTTCCATTAAGTATTTTGTCAAAAAATTACTAATGTCTTCATTTGATGTTTTTAAACATTCGTCGTAATATGGTGAAATAAATTCAAAATGTTTAGATAAAATTTCAAATTGTTTAGTTTGTATATCTTTAGCCATATCTTCCCATATGCTAATATGTTGTGTTCCTTTTGGTAGTTGTAAATTACTACAAGAATATTCATAAAAATCATTACATGGATCAATTTGATCATTGATTTTTGTTAAAATACTTTTTTTAATTTCATCATCTAAATAAGCAACATCTGTATAATTATTGTTACATTTAGAACATTGTTTAATCTGTTTATTAGAAGTAAATATTAAAGCAAGAATTAATGCTAATATTACAATACTACTTATAATAACAGAAGCACGAAAATATTTTTTATATTTTTTAATTATTGAAAATGGTGTTTCAATAATATTATCAGATAGACTATTATAATTATTTGAGTTTTGAAGCATGATAAAATATATTTATTGTTATTTATTTATTTTTATTTCAATTTTATAATTTTATTTCAGTCCATAAAATAATAATTAATTTTAATCTAAATTATAATTAAACAAAATATTTAAATATATTATTTTCAGATTTCATTCTTTGTGCTCGCCCATCTTTTACTAAAGATTGACATCTTTCATTAAGGGAGTCATATGGAGTATTTCCTGTCATTTTTGATGGAAATCTCATTGACATAATATTACCAATTTTCTGTATTGTTTTTGGACATTCATCTAAAATTTCCATTATACATTCATTCCAAGTATGTTGTACTGTTTCATCTTCACTATCTGAAGAACTTGTATCAATTACACATAAGGCTCTAGATCTTACAGGTCTTTTCCGTCTTTTTCGTTTATGATTTACTAATGTAGTATAATTTTCATTTTCGGATGAATCAGAAGAACTATCACTAGAAGAAGTATGTTTAACTAATTTTTCAACTGGTGGTGTTCCTAAATTAATAGAATCAATTGTATGAAATTCTGTTGAGGGTGTTTGGGAATTTAAATTATTTAATTCATTTTGAATATGATTTATTGTAATTGGTGTATTACAAGGAACATTTGGGACAATATCATTGTGTAAAACAATTAATTCATTTGACAAAGTTTCTGAAACTGTGTCTGTTTGTGTTGTATTTGTTTTTACATTAGTATAATTTGTTTGTATAGATTTTTCATTTAAAGTACATTTTTCTTTTAATTTGTTGTTTCTAATTTTTTCATTATTGTCTTGAATTAATGAGAAAATTGTACTATTAATATCTTTAACATGTTTATTACAAATAAATCTTAAATTATTTTTATTGGTTTGAAATTTTTCAAAGTAATAATTTTCATCTTTTTTCAAATTTTCACACAGATTTTTAAATACATTAACATTATCAATATGATATAATACATCGAATTTCAAAGTTTCAGATGAAGTGATTAATGAAATATTACATAATTTAGTAGATTGGTCAAAATTTTCAACTTTAAGTGAAATATAATAATTATAGAAATTGTTCATTTTCATATTAAGTTTAATAAAATAATGGTATTATTAATCAATTATTAAATCGATTTTTTTTTTTATTAATTAATTAATTAACATATTTTAATATAAAAAAAATATATTATTAATAATTATTATTACAATTTAATATGAATATAAATAATTTAATTTCAATGTTTGAAAATAGAACAAGTATGGAAGGTATTTTAAAGCAATCTTGTCAATCTTTAGAAGGATATATAAATCCGGATATGTTTCAAGTTGATGAACAAATACCTAAACAAATATTAAAGGATGCGAAAGGCATTGTT